ACCGCATAGTCAATACTACGTTGTTCCAATGGAAGCAGTTTGTTGCCAAACTTTGCATCCGCAATGTTCCACAGCAACACCCCACCCGGCGCGAGCCATTCTGCGGCGGTCATAATCGTCGGGCGCAGAAAGTCCTCACACCACGCCTCAAACTCCGAGAACTTTCGTGCGCTTTGTGCCGAGTCTTCGGAATAAACTTCTTTTGCAAAATATGGCGGCGAGGTAAAGACCACATGCACCTTTCCGCGATACTCCTGAAACGCCGGCTGGTCTTTCATCACTTCTGACCCACACGGAAAAAACAACACACGCGGGGACGCATCAAACGGCGTCCGCGACGCGTGATACGCAGCGATTTCAGTATACTTGCTATGCTGCACACCCGACTCATCGACCCATAGATGGTCGGTGTTTGGGTCACACCCGATATACAAGGGTTTCGTCTTTGCGGTGACTGCTCCCGCCAGCCGCCCCGCCCAGCCGCTGCTCGGATCCCAGATCACGGGCTGCGCGACGCCCGTCGTGTAGCGTTCATAGAGCGCCCGCGCACCGAGTGCTGGCCAGTTCACCGCATACTGGCACATCGAAATACGAAACGACCGAAAGCCGAGTGGGAACACACGAGTCTCCGTCTCATACAGTCGGAGCATATAATGCGACTTCTTATTGGTCGGAGTCACTGCGCCAAACCAATGTGCGGGGAAGACACCACTCGCTTTCCACGCGAGCGCCTCCTCGGAACTCACCGTCCAGATGGAGCGTTCCTTGATATGCGAACTGTACCCGTCGTAATCTTCATCCGCACTTGCGGGGGAGAGCCACAGACCATGTGTGACCGCTTCTGGCGCACCAAACAAATCACTTGGGGTCGCGTTCAGATGATCTCGTAACGTCGTCAGATAGTCGTGTGCGGTCTGTGGAACGACAGTCGTTCCCGGCACCATTTCAGTCGTGTGAATGGCCCGCGAGTAGGCGAAGAAACTATCACGACGAAAATGCCGTGTCGCATACGACTTGCGATAGCGCGCCCAGATGTCATCCACGGCGAACATATCATGGATGCTCATCCCGTCGCCCTTGGACGAATACGTGATTTTCGTTTTCATCATCGTCGGGAACCACTGGTTCACGACCGAATGACTGGCGGGCGGCACCAGCAACGCTTCGGTGCCGTCATCACAGGTCGTCCAGACGCCCGAGGAATCGGAAGCGGCGAACTTATCCCACGCATTGGCTATCTCTGCCTCAGAAAGGCCTACGCGAGGCGGCACATTATTCACATCCCACGCGGTCAGGACGGCGTGGCGCACACGTTCCAGCCAGGCACTCCACGCCGTATCATCCATGCGCAACACCTCATCAAAGGTGACGTTCACGTCGAGAGTATTGAGTAGCGAACGGTTCGTCGTGTAATGACAGGGCGTATAGGTGGACGGAGTCGTCAGATGATGCACGGCCATAGTATATCCCCATTATGCGATAATGTCACGATTTTTCTATATCGGGCGCACAACGCTAAATCCTTTTTCTTTGGTCACGGACACTATATGGGAAAATTTATCCAACATTTGATCCGTTTTGTGACTAATCACAAACACATTTGTGTCCTTGCCTAGTGCTTGCAATAATGCCAGAAAATCTTCAGTCCCCGACAAATCCAGTGAACTATCAAACACTTCATCCAACATCAAGAGGTTACAATAGACGCTATTTTTCATTCGCGCTATCGCTCGCCACGTTAGTATTAATGCCAAATCAATGCGGCGTTTCTCCCCTTCGCTGAAATTCTCATAACTAAACACATCGCGATGCCGACTCTTGATGGTTTCCTCGAACTGCTCATTCAGCGTGAATTGTACCGGAAAATTCAGCGACGAAAGATAATGATTGACATTACGATTGATGACCGGCAAATATTGCTGAATAACCCGCGTCCGAATCCCCGTGTCTTTCAAGAGTGCATTTGCGTGTTCTTGTACTTGCTTCTGGTAGATTAACGTCGCCACGTGCGCTTGTGCGGCATCCAAATCGGCTACCTCGGTTGGTGACGGTGGCGGGGCATCAAACGTCCGTTCGCGTTCTTCGATCAATCGCTTCGTATCCTTCGCCAACGACTTGATGCGTTCTTCTAATTGCTTGCGGGTGACTTCTACGGATTGTAGTTGCTGTTGTGCGTGTCGGGCATGGTCCAATCGTTTCGACAACTTAGCGGCAATCTGCTGGGCGTCTCGATAATCCGCGTCAATTTTTGCAAGGGCGTCGGCTGCGTCTGATAGTTTGGTTGTTTTGAAGGTGTCGTCAATGGTTTGGGTACACATCGGACATTGATCGTGGTCTTTGAAAAACGTATGGCTATGCGATAGATGCTGACGTTCCGTAGCAAACCGTGCCACTAATTTCGTGGCTTTAGTGTGCTTCTCCTGCCATTCGGGCATCTTCTGTACCATCTCGCGCAACTTCGCTTCATTCTCGATAGGGGCGTTGCGGTCCTCATGTAATTGCCGCGTGGTGTCGTCATTTGTAGCAATCTGCGATTCCAACACGGTTCGTTTTTCTTGCTGCTGTTGCACCCATCGCTCTTGATAATTTTTGACCAGCGCGAGTTGTGATTCAATAACCTGCACCCCATGTTGTGCCGCACTAATCTGCTCTTTGGTGTGGGAGAGACGTTCTTTCACTAGCGACTGCATGGACGAAAAAACCTCAATGTCCAAAATTTCAGTCACAATATCACGTCTCGATTGGGGCGTGAGTCGCATGAATGGAACATATGAAGACGCGCCAAGAATAATGACGTTCGTGAATGACTTGTAATCGCATCGAAGAATATAGTGCTCCAGATACGATTGCATTTCTGCGACAGACGGAAGTTCTGGAATCTTTGTGCCATTGCACACGATGTCAAAGACCGCCGGCTTCATTCCTCGACGCACAAGATATTGATTGTTTTGTGTCTCAAACTCTATCTCGACAAGTAAATTTTTCTCGTTAACACTATTGACAATACCACCTTTCACAATATTTCTAAATGGCTTGCCGTATAATACAAAACACACCGCATCCAGCACCGACGATTTACCCGCGCCGTTAACTCCCACCAGCAATGTATGGGAGTGTGAGTTCAGGTCATAGGAGTTCCACGCGTTCCCTGTCGATAAAAAATTTTTATACTTGATATTTTTGAATGTCAGCATTAGTGTCTCGCCACCGTCTTGGCTCGGTCTGTTGCTTCCTGATATAACTCCGACATCAACACGCTTACGTCACGTTGGATATCCGTATTCGCCCACGGGAGCGTTTCGATATATCGCATAATGAGAGTTTGTGTGTCGAGTGTGTGATCATGATCGACCGCTCCAAAATCCTCCGTCGACCACGCCGTGTCGTCAGTGAACTGAATATCGTGGGCACCCAGTTTCATGACCGCGTCCACGAACGTATCGTACCATACCGTATTGGTTTTCTGCTTCACCGTCACCTTGACAATTTTCTGTGTCAAATTCTCCTCGCGCATCGAATCTAGGAGCGTGTGCACATATGTGCCTGACTGGTCGGTATCGTCATAGGTGAACCGATAAAACAACCGATGTGGGTTCTCCACAAAATCTAACTGGTGCGTCTGTGGTGTCCACCAATGAAACCCGCGAGCATCTTCCGCATCCGACCAAATCATTTCATACGGGGCCCCCAAATAATGAATGTTTGCCTGTGAGGACTTGTGATGATAGTGACCCGATAACACGAGATTGAAGTGTCGAAAGTCGTCCGTCGACATTCCATGTATGTTGGGCACGCCACGGAACATATCAAAATTTCCAAATTCAAAATGTCCCATCACGACGCCGCCGGTGAACGCACGAATCGCCGACAGGGACGACGTCATATTGCCCTCACATAACCACGGGACCATCAAGACCGGCACATCCTCGACAGAAATCGTCGTCGCATCTTGATAGATATGAACGTTGTCATATTCACGGAACGCTTCGTGGCTCGACAGATGAAGGCTGTGCTTATACGGAAGATCATGATTGCCCAGTGCCCAGTGCACTGTAATGCCCCGAGCCCGCGCGGGTTCAAAGAACATGTGTTTCGCAAATGATAGCGTTTGGTATGCAATAAACTTTCGACGATCCGTCACATCTCCGAGATGGAGAATTGTCGTGACGTCGCCTTCCGCATCAATCGCCGGCCAAAAAACTTTAGTGTAAAACTCCTCTTGGTTCGTGTAAATAACCTGCGAATCGCCGCGGGAGCCGAAAGTGCGTGTCAGTTACAATGGGGATTCTCTTCGCCATTACCGACACTCCTTTCCCTGAGTAGATACGCGTACGCATCCACGATGCTGTTTATGGCACTGTGTCATTCCTGTTCCTCATCTTCCTGTTCATCATCATCGCCGCCGGTGGTTTCTGTAACACCATCAAGCGCGAGTTCGCCGTGACGATCGTCGTCTAGTATATCAAAAGAAACAATATCTTCATCCAGTTCATCGGTGAGTTTGGTTGTGCGATTTCGCGCAAGTTTATCTTCATACGAGCGAATAAATTCGTGTACGTTCTCATAGGAGATCCATGCCGCATCTTTCACCTCAAATGAGTCGTTCGAATCAATGACATAATCTTCCTTCTGATGGGCTTTGTGTAAGGCATACTTATATTTCGTATATGAGTGTTTCTTCTCGCGCTCGATACGACGAATAAATGCGTAGTGAATAATTTGTGTAAAATAAGCAAACGGATTTTGACTCTTCTTAGGATCGAAGTTGTGCATATATAAAATGCAGTTTTCCATCGCGTCTGATATCATATCCTCCCGAAAGGTATAGTTCGCAAAATTCGGCTTATTTGACAACTTGGTCGCAATTTTTAATAAACATTCTCCCACATAATCAGGAATAGCGGGGGCTTTGAGTGTGCGATGCGTTTTCTTTTGTGCTGCGCGATACTTGTCCAGCGCGGCTCGATATTTCGACATTACCGCGAATAACTTCTTGTTGTCAACATAATGTTTTTCGGCCATTAGTGCGGTTTTCCTTTATGATTAAAATTTTGGAGCAGATAGTCCACGTATGAGCGACGAATATCGTTCAACGTATCTTCGGACAGGGCGGCTGCCTGTTGTTGTGTGGACGTCGAACTCTCGGGAGCATACAGTTGATCCGCCCATTCCATATAGGAATTAATATACTCATCCGCCAAAGGGGCGATAGACAACACATGATCGGAATAAATGGGGAAAATGAGGGCCGTTGTGAAGGGAATCCACCGAGCAAAGCGGGTGCGAACCGCAGAATATATGGTCTTGGTATGCCCACCCGAAGTGGGGGAATGCTCCACGGGTATCTCATCTGTAAGAATGTGTAGCGGGCGTTCCATAAACAATCGGTGTTCCTCGTCTTCGCGGCGGTGAAACAGAACACACAGAATATCTTCTCGATTAGTCAGTCGCACTAGCACTGGCATCCCGTGAAACAGGGGTTCTAACGCAGATTCAGGATTGTCCATGCGACTCCTCAATAGAATGGGTATATAGTTCAATCGGAAAAGATTCTTCTTGATAAAATTTTGCCCGATGCGCCCAATGCTTATAACAATAATTCACATAAGATTTTTGATGGGCATCATCCACGAGATCCATCACATATACTACTTTTTTGCTGGCATGCAGGCGCAGACCGCGACCGATACTCTGAAGCACTCGATATCGGCTTTTGGAGGGAGACGCAAAGACGACATGATGCAGTTTACGAATATTCACACCGGTGCTGAATGTGCCGTCAATAGGACGCGATTAGAATCGCGTCCTGCACCTTCTCTTTCTGCACACTAATTGGTTTCATTAGTCGCCTCAATCTTCACGGGTTTCATATGCGATACCTCGATTGACTCATACAATAGGTAGTATACCATAATATTTAGTGGGAATATTCCCACCACAAATGAAAAGGGGAAAGCATTGCTGCTCTCCCCCATTCGGTATTCGCGAACCCCGAATATTACTCAGGGAACTGTGAGTCGTCGTTGGCGTCGCTCGAAATGGTCTTCATTGCAACAAGAGTTTCATATTGGACGCGATTCCCTACAACTTTCCGTAACACCCATCCCGCTGAAGTCACCTTGCTCTGTTCGGAACCCAGCGCAGCAGTTGCGACGGATCCCGTCCCACCCGCACCACCGAAGGTCACGGTCGGAATAGAGACATAGCCGGTGCCGTTGGCGGTCATCGTCACTGCTAACACCCCGAAGGCGAGGTTAATTCTAAGACCACTACCGGAACCCGTGGTGTTGGTCACATCGTTGTTTGCGACACGCGTCGGGAGTGTGGTAAATGCTCCAGCGGTGTTGATCGAGATGGTCAGCACGGTGTTTGAGGCGGCCGCATTCACGGTCAACACATTGAACTTCGCGCCGGTCGTTGCTCCCGCAGCACCCGAGGTGTTGATTGTCACCACATCATTGGGGGCATAGCCTGACCCCCCTGCGAAAATGGTGCTTCCCGTCACGATCTTTGCCGTCGCTTGTGCGGTGGCACCCGTGGCTTCAATTCCACCACCGGAAAATGAAACCGTAGGACGCGCGGTATACCCACTCCCCGCTGACGATACAGTCACACTCGCAACCTGACCGACAACGCCATCCGTCATTTCTGCGACCGACACACCATAGGTGCCTACCGTTGCGCCCGTGATATAGGCGTCAGCGGTCGTGTTGTTAAACAGGGTGTTGGCTTCTGCCCGAGTGGAAGCTTTTCCTACCTGAGCGGGCGCCCAAATCGGGGAATCCTGCTTGCGATCTACTTTAGCCCATTGTGCCATACGTGGTGTCCTTTTCTTCGTTAAAGTGAAACGTTCGGGAATCTTTGCCCTACTTCTATTTAGATATTTTCAATACGCTACTATTGGCGCGACACCACGTCTCCAACACGTCATCCTCAGAAGAAATCTCACTGGCGCGCTTCTGGCGACCATTAGACAAGGGCACCATCTCCTCGGGGGTGCATCGCACCTGAAGGTCACCAAAGTCCAATACGCAGTGTTCTGCGCTCTCTAGGAGCGCCCGCACGCGTTCCCGCGCAGGGCCGTCAATATCCCCACTCACAAAATATATAGGACGCGTGGCACCTAACGTTTGCCGTATCGCCTCATACAACGGAATCCCATGTTTTTCGACATATGTATACAGCACCAACACATTTCCCGTCAACTGTGACACGAAATCGACCAGCCACGACATCCGACCAGAATGCTGGACCAAATAATCCAGTTCTTCGTGATAACTTCGCTTCTGTTCTTTGAGCATCCACTTATCACGTGTGCCATATTGTAAAAAATGAGCTTGTACCATAATAGGAGTGAGATGACCCCGCGTCTGAAGGTCTGCGGTGCGGGCGACTCGATGTGCGGGGCCGAAACTGCCTTCCACGAGTAGAAGATGTGACTTTGCATCATCCAGTGTGCCGGTGACGCCGATACGCACCGCACACTGAGGGAGTTTTTCCATAATCGATTGGAGTGACGTGGATTTGAATAAATGCGCTTCGTCCCCTAACAATGTATGAAACCGCGCAAAGAACGCTTCTGATTGTCGAAATACGGATTGCCACGTAGAGATCACACACGGCTTATTGGTTTGTTTCTCCACCCCTCCAGTGATTTGGTGTACCGCCATATCAACATCGGTCCAGCCATATTCTCGAAAGTCCTCAGTCAATTGTGATACGAGGGAAATGGTAGGCACAATAAGCAGCACCGGACCTGCCTCCATAAGATGTCGTACCAAATAGTAAAGAATTAGTGATTTGCCACTCGCCGTCGGAGACAATAATGCACATCGTTGGTGATGAAGAGCATAGGTGATCGCCTCGCGTTGATATGAGCGGATTTCAAAGGGAACCGGATATTTTGCAATTAGACATTCGGTATCAAACTCCGACCATTCAGAACGGGTGGTTGTGAGGGTGTTTCGGACGCTATACCCTCGGGAGGCGGCGAACACTTCTAGACGGGGAATCAATCCCGTCGGTAGTGTTTGAGTAGGTTTGTGATAGACACGGATTCGTCCATCCCAATGTCGACGCTTGACCGCGTGCATGAACCGCGCGCCGGGAACTTCGTAGGAAAAATATTCACCGATTTCTTTAGTGATGCCCTCATCTGCAAAAACATACGACCGAGAATGATGCAGCGGGGCAATGACGATATCAGCCGACATGATGAAGTCCTGTGGGGGCAACGACGTGGGCCATCATATGCGATAGAGTCACTCGACCCACTGATAGATCGGTTCTGCGCCAACAGTGTCGTAAATATGGGGATGGGCCAACAGGGCGCGGCGGTAGTAGGTCCACCCAATTCCCCGACCCCAACACAGGCGTTTCATAATCTCGCGTTTTGTGATTCTTCCGTGTGACCGTATCAATTGCACCAGATGCGACGTCGCATCCGTCTGTCGCATCGGCAACGACGCCGTCAGGGTGGTAAGATACTCACTGAGCGCAGCCATGCGCGGTTCCGTGGTGAGTGTGGCGGCGTGTGTCAGGGATTCCGTTGCGCGTAGGTTGCGATACGAGACATCGTCCAAATACCGATGCAGGAGGGTGAGTGCCTCGGACCAGTTCGTAAAAGTGTCCGCCGTGGGATGGAGTTCCTTATAGTAATCCGCATCATAGAAAATAAACGGACAGCCGTTCATCAACCCATCCGTCGCGGACAAACTCCATCCGGCGTACGTTTGTTTGGGGGCAACTCCGACGCGGCAGTGATGCAATCGCTGATAATACTGCGCCTTCGAGACTTTCTCCACAGAAATCCACGGCTCAGGCGCCGTGTCGAGTAAGGGAATCCACACGGTAAAATCCTGACGATGGGTCCGTAACTCACGCATGGCTTTCAGAAATGCGGGAAAATCTTTATACGGATCGGGGCGATGATTGTACACGATAATCTTATCGGTGTGGGGATTACTCTCCGCGACGATGTGCTCGGCGGGAATGCCTAACGCTTGCGGCACCAGAAGATCGTCGAGACGGCGACACACGGAGTCTGAAAACTGGTGGGCGGCCTCGCGCAGCAACAGTTGTTTTTGCGCCGCGGTATTCAGATAGCACCTATCCATATGTAAAAGACCGCTGATGTTTTCGCGGAAACTCGCTCCGTCCCATGTGGCCGTAGTGTTGAAATCCGTCCAATGACTGTACCCGAAAAACGCGGGGCGATGGTGCGTGAGATTCGCCATCGTCGCATACAACGCATGGGTTGCTTCGGGTAGATGAGACCACACAAGGTCGCAATCATGGTCGTGGGACAGTCGTTGCTTTGCTAACAGCACATCGAAATGGGTCCGCATCGCAGGGGCGTGTGTGGGCAGCGGCCAGTCGACTTGTTGGGTATTCGGAAATATCAAGGCCGACACCGGTTCGGGCATCCAAATCGTCCAGAAAATATCATTCCGCAATCGGTTTAGTTGTCCGATAACGGTAGACAAATATTGGACAAACGAATCTCGTTCTACTTGCTTACCCTTCCCATAATATGTGATGTTCGGGTAGACGATCGCCCGTATCATTTTTTTTGGCAGACCACTAGGGGTCGTCACATCAAGATTCATCATACTGGTAGTATAGCGTGAATGGTCGCGGGTAGTCCTAACTCGCCCCTTGCGAGAATTTCAGCCACTCGATATAGTTCCGCAACACAAAGTTTCGATTGTTGATATGTTTGATACAGTCTTCCAGAAATTCCAACTTGATTTTTTGATTATCGAATTTCCGTGATAGCGCCGCCATCTCTCCGTCGGCCACCAAGTATTGATCAATTTCTTGACGCACGATGCGCAACCCCTGTGGAGGCCAGCCGCGTTCCTTGAGTTCGTCGTCACTCATCCGCCCCGCATACCAATCCGTCTTGGCTCGTTTGACCGTGTCATACTCCTGCTTCACCACCATGTAGCGATTGCGCTCGGTGGTGTACAGTTGCCAATACTTCGCATGAAGTAGCGGGATATTGCGTAGTTCGGCATCGGGGCGCGAAAAATCGAGAGTCGAATCTTTGGCCCATTCGGTATGAATTGCATCCAGTGTCATTTGGACCCCAGTATAGCATCATCGTCGTATGTCAACAATAGAATAATAATCGTATTCAAATGTGGCTTGGCACGTCAGAGGAGTGATCGTATCGGTCGAGGTCGTCGTAAACTGAATTTGCCCCAATGAGGTGATATACACATTATGAAACATGATGCGCAGGAGTGGAATTTTCATCGCACTCACAATGGTCAGTCCAGCCGTCGTCCGTGCGGCGACGTCCAACCGTTCGGCGGGTTTTGCTGGGTAGACGAAGTTGATCTGGGACTCCACAAACTCCGCCGTGACGGCACTGCGATCCGGACCCCCCACCATGCCATACATCCACGAATACAGTTCGCGGTACGCGCGAAACTCTTCATCCACTAAAAACGACACGGTGATTGGGTCATACGTGAGACGATCCGGCAAATGTTTGGTATTAATGCCGGGAGTGTTCAGCACCGCGGCGCGGGCGGTCACGGTAGGCAGCGTCACTTCTTGAATGGTGAACGTGGTCAGCGGCAGCCGCGCAAATTGCATCGCATGACTAACCCCGTCGGCGGGAAACAGATTGAACGTATCCGAAGGAATCGAGAGCGTGCTCATAGTAGTATTTAGGTACGATATACCCACACCGATTGTCCTGCGTCCCAGACGCGACGGTATCCCCAGTGAAACATATTCTCGGCTTCCGTTAGAGTATCCACGTACCCGGGCAGTGATGCCAGTTTATGTTTCTGAAACGCCAACCGCGAATAGAGTTGACCATCCCTCCAATATTGATATCCCGGCGGTGTATCATGGCTCCACGTAAATCCGAGGGTGGAATACACCGACCCCTGAAATAGACGTTTATCCGCATAGGAATACACTTCACACGATGCGGGTAAAAGTTGTCGTAACTCTGACCACAGTTTCGTCCCCCCACCTGAAATATGAAGACCCGATTTGGTGGCTAATCGTAATAGTTCCCAACTTCCCGATTTGAAACGGGACTTTCCAATAGTCATCACCATGACCAGTTCATTCTGATGATACAGGCCGCGCGCATAAGTATAGGGGCGTGGGCCCTGAAGATGATACGTAGATAAGAATGTCGATACGTCACTGGGTCGGGGAATACGAATGTCGCACGTTCTCGCACCAATGGAATGATTTTTTTTCAGTGCGCTCTGAATGAGATTCTGACAAATCAACGGATGCTGTGCCCACTCCACATCCCAAAATTGGAGTAACCGAATCCCCACATTCATGGCAGCGATATGTTTGTTCTCGTGTCGTCGGCGCTCATCCGCCGTTTCTCGTCGATTATAACTATGCCAAAAACATCCGTGATATTCAATTCCGAGACGTTCATTCGGAAGATAGAGATCAATTTCCACAGGAGGAATGATGCTCCGATCACGCTGACGGATCTCCGTCACCCCCACCGACTCAATGAACGTTTTGATTTGCGTTTCGCCGCCAGTATACGCAATCGGGTGTTGTTTGGGAACGATTCCGAATTTTGCAAACTGCCGCGACATACAGGACTGCGAACATCCTAGAATATCCGCAATTTCTGTCAGGGTTAGCTGTTCATTGGTGCTACGAATCCATTCAGGATCGTGAAAATGTTCTTGGTCGATATGCACATAGCGCGACGCACGAATCGCCTCAACGAGGGTTTCTCGCTGTTCGGACCATTGTCGAACTGACGCATCGTGAAGTTTCTGTTTGACTTCGGGGGTGTTTCGGCTGGCTAAGATGTGCTCTCGGTATTCAGGAGTTTGCCACTTGTCTTTCAGAGTGCTTCCCCGTTTGCGCGCCGCATCGTCCCCATTCATTTTTTGTAACGACGGATTCTCCTGATAGAGTTTGGACATACGGTCGGCTTGTCGTTGACGTTCCTGTGGGTCGGTATATCTGCGGCGCGCGGCTTCGCGGAGTTTTTGTTTGTGTGCCTCACTTTTACTGTGCGTTTGTTTCATATGTATATTTAGCAGCGCAGTCAAAAAAAAGGGGCAGGATTGCTCCTGCCCCCTCTTTCGGTGAATGCTAACAACCTTAGAACAGGTTGTTGACCTTAACCTTACGATAATAGACGTTCACATCCGCTTCGATTGAACCATTCGACTGGCTTGCGCCCTTCGAGAACGGGTTCGCGACCAGCGCGTAGCGGGTCTTAAATCCGATTTTCGGCACAAACGAATTGGGGTCAACCGCACGATACATCTGGAGCGGCACATACGGACAGTAGAACAGACCCGCATCATACGGCGAGGTGCCCTTGTATCCGACCACGAAGTATTCGGCCGACGCTCCCGTCGGAGCATACGGATCCACGAATACCTTGTACCGACCCATTAACGTGCCCGCAAACGTGTTGCCCGAGTCATCCACGGCCAAGTCCGCTTGCAGCGCCGGTGTGTAACTGAGCACACCCGCCGCCACCAGCGCCGACGCGACGTCGGACGAGGTGATGATGATGTTCCCGCGGCCCCGACGTGTCGCCTTGGCAATCGCGTTCGCTTCGCGCTCGATCTGGAAGAACAACCCCTTGAACTTCTCAACCGACCACCGACCATTGCTGTCGACGTCGAGATCGAACGTTCCAGCCGTCGCGGTTTGCGCCGCGCCGTTCGCCGCAGAGAATCCGATACTCCGAATCACTTCACGGTTGACTTCCGCCAGGATTTCAGCCGAGAGAATGTTCGCGAGTTCCGATTCTGCGTCGAGGTTGTGGATCGCCTTCAGGTCTTGCGCGATTTCGACCGAGTACTCGGCCTTGAGCGCACGCGTCACCGCTGTGGCCGTCACCTTTTCGATGCTGAACGCCATTTGCGGAATCGCATTCGTGGCTTGCAGCCCGCCGGTGCTATTCGCCACCCCGAGCGATTCACCAAACGCGGTGTTCGCACCCGAGGACGTACTGAATGAGCCCGAGAACGGGTTGGCGTTGGCACTGTGCGTACCACCCTGACCGGCCGCCGACCACGCCGTGTTGGCTTCCGAATACAACGCTTCGTCGCCGGACTGGCTGCCGTACCGTGAACGCATCGCGAAGATGAGGCCGGTCGGACCAGACATCGGCTGGACACCGCACACATCATACGCAATCAGGTTCGGCATCGACCGACGCACCAACGCGATGAGGATCGGATCGAAGCCCGCAACCGGACCCGTCGAGGTCGCAGCCGCCCCAAACCCACCCGTGCCGGCCGACATCGTCGGAACGGACTCGGTGAGGAGGTCGCCGGTGATTCCCGCCGCCTTCCGCGCTTCTTGTTCTTGGTTCTCAAGCACGATCGCCGTCACTGCACGACGGTATTCGTCCTTGATTTTGGGCATACCCGTATGATCGAGCAGGGGGGCCCACTTCTTCTCTAACTGTTTCTTTAGAATGGCCATATGTAACTTCTCCTAATACGTAACTAATGGGTGAATAAACCGAGCGTTTATGACCGCCCTGTGAGCCGATCCGCAATCTTCGTGTAGGCATCTACACCGGAAACTGTGGGTTGCTTCGTCTCAAAGAGTGGGGCAGCAACGGGCTCATTGCTCGGTCGCTCAACCGACTTCGTGGCCACAAAGTACTGCTCCCGCAGAGCAATCAAATCCTTCTTGAACTCTTTCGTTCCGACAAACTTCAAGGTGTTTGCACGTTCCACAAATGCACCACGATCCGATGCAGTCACCGCTCCGGCGGCTTCCGCAATCAGTCGTGCTTTATGTTCCTGCTTCAGCGCCAGACGCTCCCGTCGCACCGCCGCCCGTGCGGCTTCATGCAACTTCACGCTCTTCGCTTCCGACTGACTCAACTTCGTCTTCAGAGACTTGACATTCTTGGCTAACGCCTCGACCACATTGATTTTTGACTGCGGCACGTCGACGTAGTGCTCCACAAACAACTTCTGAAGACCCGCGATAAAACTATCGGAGAGACGATTCCGCAGTTGGTTCTGGAGCGCAACCTTGTTGTCCGTGGCCCATTGCTCGACCACATACGTCATATAGCGATCCACCTGTTGTGCGACTTTGGCTTCGTGGTGCTTTTTGGCCGCCGTGAACCGCGCCTGATAGGCTTCGTGCAGTTGCTGGCCGACTTGTTTCGCCACCGAACGCACGGCACTTTCAAACAACACTCGCGACTGACGCTTATCCTCTTCGGTCAGCACGTCGTTGTTTTCGAAGAGCTTCTTGGCTTCGTTCATCTTGAACGAAATCTTTAACTTACTTTCGGCCATGGTCGCAGGGTGCTTCGTGTCACCGTCTTCTTTGTCGTCTTCTTCGGCAACGACATCGGTCTTCTTGGCGTCGTCTTCGTCGTCTTCTTTGTCGTCTTCTTTGTCGTCTTCTTCGACAACGACATCGGTCTTCTTGGCGTCGTCTTCTTTGTCGTCTTCTTCGGCAACGACATCGGTCTTCTTGGCGTCGTCGTCTTCTTCTTCGGCAACGACATCGGTCTTCTTGGCGTCGTCTTCGTCGT